AAATGCGATATTTTTGCTTTAAATCTGAGCGTAGGTCGCCCAGACACCTCAACTGATCTACCTATTACAAAATTTAACTTCGATGAGGCCGACGAATTAGTTCGTAGGATAAATGAAGAATATGATTTAAGTCTTGTATTCTCGGTCCCAGCTAAAAATGCAAAAGAAGAAATTGTAAATAACTACGTAGAACGTATCTTAGAAAAAATTAAGTCTCCTAAGTGGCTGATCAATCACGATCACCACTATTTGTCTATTGGAAGAAACGCTGACTTTGAAAACGCGATCAAAGCATGCGATGGCGTTCTTTGCCATTCCTTAGTAGAGACTAAATGCGGATTTATAAGATGGATGAAGAAAAGAAATATAAGTACTCGTATAGAGAAATTAGAAACTTTCTTCCATATCCCGTTAGTTGGTGACTTTGTTACCTTTGACAAAACTAACCGACTAAAGCGTCTTATAAACGCTTCAAGGGCTGTGGCGTGGAAACGCTCCTCCCTTGTACTTAATTTGCAAAAAGAACTCGCAAGAAAAAACTTTATTACAGAGATGATTGGCTTTGAAAGGTCAATTGCTGGGTATTCTCAGCTGAAAAACTATGAAGATAAGCTCGATTGGTACGTTACTGAAGAATTTGATAGGCCAGTTAGGGCACCATCAGCATTTTCTAATGCTCAAATTAACGAAAGATTCTTTGATTTTGTGGATGATGAGGGCCAAAATTCGGACAAAATGTACGTTTTTGGCTCATATGATCACAATCGAGGGTTAAAAAGGATCTGCCAAAGCGCTTTTGCCACCCATCCTAGATCATTTGAGCATAATGGGCTAGATTATGGAAACAACCATGAATATCAAGGGTTAGAGGCCGCGCTGCTCTCTGTTCCTATCTTTCACCGCCATTTTTTAGAGACAGTTACTTTACCTGACACAGATACGCCTCTTTCGGCTATAGAAGCCTTTATTTCCATCGATGATGATAACAATCACTTAAAAAATGGCGGCCCCAACGTTTTAAACCCTAGTAATTTTGTAGAAAAGCTGGATGAGATTTGGAATAATAGCTACACCCGATATCGCCAAGAATCGTTTTCCATCATAAACACTTATTATTCTTCATGGGTACTTATACCTAAAATGCTAGACAGGCTAGGGCTTTTAACGCTATAAGCCAATGTTAGTGTTTAAAGATATAGCGTACTGGTTTACAAAAGTAAACAATTGGTATATAATAGTATAGTTCGGCCGGGACCGACTACAAAAACTTCCTGGACACCCCTCAAACCAAGACCTATAGGGTGTATAAATCACGTCTTTCATATCTCTGGCTAAGGGTGCTGGAGAAATAGTAAAACCATCATTTCCCTGATGATCTTACTTTTTTGAACAAAACAATGGCTTCAACTCTTTCAAGACAACAATCACAATCCACCTGGGAATCTTTTTGCCAGTGGGTAACTTCTACAAACAACCGTCTTTACGTTGGTTGGTTTGGCGTACTTATGATCCCTACGTTGCTTGCTGCAACTGTATGTTTCATCATTGCTTTCGTCGGCGCTCCTCCTGTGGACATCGACGGTATCCGTGAGCCCGTAGCTGGTTCACTCATGTATGGAAACAACATCATCTCTGGTGCAGTTGTCCCATCTTCTAACGCAATTGGACTTCACTTCTACCCTATCTGGGAAGCTGCTTCACTTGACGAATGGCTCTACAACGGCGGTCCTTTCCAGCTCGTTGTTTTCCACTTCCTTATCGGTATCTATGCATATATGGGCCGTGAGTGGGAACTCTCCTATCGTTTGGGCATGCGTCCTTGGATCTGCGTTGCTTATAGTGCTCCTGTTGCCGCTGCTTCTGCAGTCTTCCTTGTATATCCTTTCGGTCAAGGTTCCTTCTCTGATGCAATGCCTCTCGGAATCTCAGGAACGTTCAACTACATGCTCGTTTTCCAAGCCGAACACAATATCCTCATGCATCCTTTCCATATGCTTGGAGTGGCTGGTGTATTTGGTGGCAGCCTCTTTTCTGCTATGCATGGTAGTCTGGTCACGAGCAGCTTGGTTCGTGAGACAACTGAAACAGAATCTCAAAACTATGGTTACAAGTTTGGCCAAGAAGAAGAAACATATAACATCGTAGCCGCTCATGGTTACTTTGGTCGCTTGATCTTCCAATATGCATCTTTTAACAATTCTAGAAGCTTGCATTTCTTCCTCGCTGCGTGGCCAGTGGTGGGAATCTGGTTTACCGCCCTCGGCGTCTCGACCATGGCTTTCAACCTCAACGGCTTCAACTTCAACCAGTCCGTCATCGACGGTCAAGGACGAGTGCTCAACACCTGGGCAGACGTGCTTAACCGCGCAGGACTCGGAATGGAGGTCATGCACGAAAGAAACGCGCATAACTTCCCGCTCGATCTTGCAGCAGCTGAGTCCACACCTGTGGCCTTAATTGCTCCCACTGTCGGCTAATTAATGGACGATGGTCATTTCGGGCCCCTCGGTAATATACTGGGGGGCTTTTTTATTAGTATAATAACGATATCTATTCCTTTTTTTGTAGTATATTATGACCACAATTCTAAATTACCTAACGGCATTCTGGTCAGTAGTGATAGTAAATTGTGCTCATCCCCAAAACTGGGAAGCTTGTTATAGAATAGATCAATGGCTGATACCAGAAGTTATCGAAGGCGTCTCCATTTATCTTGACAAAGATCACTCTCATCTGTACAAATCAGAAAGAGAATATTTAAAAACAATTAAAAATTAAAAAACAATGGTATCATCAACATTACAACAACAGAGGAGGGGATGGTTTGACATCTTGGATGACTGGCTTAAACGCGACCGCTTTGTCTTTGTGGGCTGGTCTGGATTACTTCTTCTTCCCACTGCTTATCTGGCCATTGGTGGTTGGCTTACTGGCACAACTTTTGCAACGAGCTGGTACACCCACGGTCTTGCTAGTTCCTACCTTGAAGGTGCTAATTTTCTCACGGCGGCTGTCTCAACGCCTGCTGATGCTATGGGTCATTCTCTTCTTCTACTTTGGGGTCCTGAGTCTCAAGGCGACTTCGTCAGGTGGATCCAACTTGGAGGGCTTTGGGCCTTTGTTGCTCTCCACGGTGCATTTGCCCTTATAGGTTTTATGTTACGTCAGTTTGAACTGGCGCGTCTTATTGGTATCCGTCCCTACAATGCGATTGCTTTTTCCGGTCCTATTGCTGTCTTCGTTAGTGTCTTTCTCATCTACCCTCTGGGTCAATCAAGTTGGTTCTTCGCTCCATCTTTTGGAGTGGCAGCAATCTTCAGATTCCTCTTATTCCTTCAAGGATTTCATAACTGGACTCTGAACCCCTTCCATATGATGGGAGTTGCTGGTATACTAGGAGGAGCACTACTCAGTGCTATCCATGGTGTCACAGTAGAAAATACATTGTATGAAGATGGAGAACAAGCAAACACATTCAAGGCATTTGATTCCACTCAAGAAGAGGAAACTTACTCTATGGTTACGGCGAACCGCTTCTGGTCGCAGATCTTCGGGGTTGCGTTTAGCAATAAGCGTTGGTTGCACTTCTTTATGTTGTTTGTTCCTGTCATGGGTCTTTGGGTCTCTTCTATTGGGATCATTGGGCTTGCTCTTAATCTTCGTGCTTATGATTTTGTGAGTCAAGAGATTCGTGCTGCTGAGGATCCTGAATTCGAGACGTTCTATACAAAGAACATACTTTTAAACGAGGGATTGAGAGCATGGTTAGCACCAGTTGACCAGCCAGGAGAACGATTTGTCTTTCCCGAAGAGGTTCTTCCGAGAGGTAACGCACTCTAACTTTTAATAAGGATTTCTCTTATTAAAGGAACCCCACTAAACCTTTAATAAGACCACTTCCCAAACCGTCACAGCACTCCTTGACTGGGGTGCTTTTATTATAGATAATTAAATTATGATAAGTTTTATGTCTTTCTTATTAGCAGCAGGAATGTCTTATTACATGTCTACGATTTGTTATGAGGCACCAAACTTAACTGAACTTCAGATAAAGGAAAGAGCAGAAGAAATGTTTCCTTATCGAATGGGGCAGAACAATCACAATAAGATTTATTATTATGGACTATCATGTAAAAACAACAAATAACTACTATGAATCACTATCTCGTTTTTGTTTATGGAGTATGTTTCTCCCTTATTGGAGGTGCTGCATTCGCAATGATGTGGAGTAATATCAAATCTA